GTGCAGTAGGCATGGACCCAGAATCGTTTGAATGGGAAAAGATGTTTATTAGATTGGAAAGCGTGAATGCTGAAGATCCAACGTGGCATAAGTTACCCAAAGAACAACAGGTAACTTTAGGATTCGATGCTGATTTCTCAAACTTTGATGGAAAAGCGCATCCACAAATGCTAGGCCCTATGGCTGATCATATTGTGGATTGGATAATTCAAGAACACCCCGATGGACTAGAAATTACGATCGCAGGAACAACATTTAAGTGGGGAGAGAAAACACTTCGACTTGCTATGCACATATTATTTGATGAAATGATTCACACCAACCAGATCATGTTTGATTTGATGTATCAAACTCACCAGGGAATGCCTTCTGGCAATCCACTAACTGTGATTTTGAACTCAAAATTAGCGGCAATGTATTTGCGCTACATGTACTATGATATCTGGTGGACCAAATATATCCCAGGACTCAGTGGAATGTTGAAGAACAGAAAGGAGTTGAAGGGATTTGATTGGTCATATAGTGTTGGTCATTATACTACAGGCTGTTACTCAGCTGGCGATATTGCAACTGGACGCATGAAATATGATTCACATGTGCGCGACGTCATCTATGGAGATGATAATGCATGCTCTGTCACTGAGGAAGCAGGGAGATTTTTCAATTTCCAAACTCTATCAGATCAATTTGCAGAGTATGGGATTGTGTATACTCCAGCTGATAAACAAATCGCCGGTGACAATTACTTATTTCCAATAGAGAAAATACGATTTTTGAAGAGAGCCACCCGCGTCACGCCATTCGGAAGATTACCACTCATGGAAGAGAAAACATTGCATGAAATGTGCAACTGGGTGCGTGCCAAAACACCAGAAGAACAGAAGGAGATGTCTTACATCAACTTCCTGAATGCTTTGGAATTTGCTTTCTACTATGGGCGTGAATACTTCAATAATTTCTTGAAGCAGATCAACAATGCTCTAACAGCACGGGGTTATCCGAAAGTCGTCGTGCGTTATGAATATTACGCTGAAAGATATCGTTCTAAGATCTTTTAAGCTTATCTGCTACTCTATTAACAACAACATTATATTATTATTATTATTATGAGTTTTTTGTCAGTTTTTCTCTTTAGGAACCCGAAACTGTCATTTGTCAATTTATGAATTATT